AAAATTGAATCAGAACCACTTGAGGCGCGAAGATAAGAGCCAGTACCGTCTCCACCAGTGCCGCCGCCGCCAACGGTAATGGAATAATTTGTTCCAGCCGTAACAGACAATCCTGTGCCGGTGCGGAATCCACCAGCACCACCACCACCGCCATAAGTGCCACCACCGCCGCCACCACCAGCGACGACAAGATACTCGACCTGCGTCACGCCAGTAGGCGCAGTCCAGTTACCGGATGCGGTGAAGATTTTGTATTCGGTAAATGCTCCGCCGCCTGCAACCTTGGCGGCGAGCAGCAAACTCATAATGCCGCTCATGGCTTAACTCACGTTTCCGGTGATGACACAGAGAGACGGGTTAATAAATAGCACACTGGCTACGCCACGAGTAGAGAGCGTCACGCTGGTCTTGTCAGCATCGGTACCAGCAATGTAAGCCGTCGTCACCGGGCAGTTGATGCTGATGTTACCGGTCGTGTTATTGAAGACCGCCACCACATCGCCCGTTGCAAAAGTATCGTTTGGAACCGTGATTGAACCGCTGGCTCCAACTTCAACGTATTCACCCACATCCGTTACCGCGAGCGTATAAGCCGTTGTCTTAGCCGTTCCTGCTGATGGAATTGCTCGGATCTTACCCACACCGTCAAAGATGTTGGTGATGGTCGCGCTCGTGCCAGTCAGCGTAGTGACGTTTGCGCTAGTTGATCCCAACGTCGTGACCGTTGCGCTTGTTGCGTTTAGGGTCGTAATTGTTGCCGTCGTAGCAACCAAGATATTGATTGAAGCGTTATTCGCAATCGACAAGCTGGAGGGATTCGTACCCAGCTCCACCACAGCACTGCTGCTGTTCATGGTGTACATGCGCTTATCGGCAGTATTGACTGCGACCTCTACGCCCCCGGCCAGATTGGTCAAGTTAGCGGTAGTCGGAACCGCACTCGGGGTGTCGCTTTTCTTTAAGAGAATCGTGGGCATTAGTAGGTGCCTCCGCTAATAGTACCAGTAGCGTTAGTCAAATTGACCAGCACACTACTTCCAATTGATCCACCAGTAATCGAAACGCTGCTTGCATCTTGGACGGCCATTGTACCCAAACCGAGGGCAGTTCTAGCACCCGACTGGGTAGAAGCCCCTGTACCGCCGTTGGTGATGGCGAGCGTCCCTGCCATCGTAATCGTGCCGGAGCTGGTAACCGGACCACCGCTAAAGGTCAGTCCAGTAATACCGCCCGAGACATCAACGCTTGAAACCGTTCCAGCATTGACCGAAGTGCTAACGGTGAAACTCGGATACGTGCCCGTGACACTAGTAGCACCGCCACCTGTCAGGATGACCGTCTGGTCCGGAGCCGTGTTCGCAATGCTGATGGAGCCAGTGGCATTCGTAACTGAAACCCCAGAGCCAGCCGTCAACGCACTCAAAACAAAGCCAGAACCGTCACCAATCAAAAGTTGGCCGTTTGTGGGTGTCGATCCCAGTCCGGTACCACCCGAGGAAATACCCAGCGTTCCGGCCATCGTAATAACGCCAGAATCGGTGACAGGGCCACCCGAGAAGGTCAGACCGCTAACGGTGCTAGATACGTCGATGCTCGTAACGGTGCCGCTAAAGCCCTCTGTCGCGCTGACATTGAAGCTGGGGTATGTACCCGTGACCGAGATCAGTCCACCGCCCGTTATAACAACTGTTTGATCCGGTGCCGTATTGGCAATGCTGATAGATCCGGTCGCGTTCGTGACGCTGATTGCCGTTCCAGCCGAGAGCGAAGCCAGCGTGTATCCGCTGCCGTTACCCACCAAGAGCTGGCCGTTCGTCGGCGTACCCGCAAGTCCGGTACCACCTGCGCTAATAGCCAGCGTACCACCCAGCGTCAAAGTTCCGGCTGCGGTAATTGGACCACCACTCAAGGTCAATCCAGTCGTGCCACCCGAACCATCAACGCTTGTGACCGTACCGACGCCCGTAATGGTCGTCCAAGTTGGCGTACCGCCGCCAGTAGAAGTCAAAACTTGACCGTTACTACCGGCAGAACTTAAATCTAAGTTAGTTCCGTTGCAGTAAACAATTGCACCCGCAACCGGCGACAAACCCGTTCCAGTACCACCACGACCCATCGGCAGAGCGCCAGTCGTTTGGTTTGAATCCGACAAATCCAAAGCCGGGTGAACGTGATCATCACGCGCTGCATTAACGCCCGTACCCGCTGTGACCGAGCCTAGGGGCTGAGGGTTGGCGCTTGAGAAGTCGATGGCCAGAGTGCGATTCTGTTCGAGGTTTCCCCCTCCAGATAAACCCGTACCCGCAACGATCTGGCGCGAATCCGGAACGTAGCCGCTAATGACCAGCGGGGTCGTGCTAACAGAAGTAACACGGCCTTTGTTACTAACTGTGATAACAGGGACATTCGCCCCGCTACCATACGTCCCGGCGCTGACACCCGTTACATCAAGTTGTTGATCACCGATGCCACCGTTGGCTACGGCAATAGTAATGTCCGCTGAAAGCGAACCACCCCCCGTCAGCCCCGTCCCCGCATTGATTTGGCGCGAAGCCGGAACCTCGACGTTACCTTGGATCTGGCTGAACTGAACTTTGTAGGTCGTACCAGAAATAACAATAGGGAAATAACCAGCCGGGTCCGCAACCGGAGCCTCAGGAAGCTGCGTGATCCTGGTGGGAATCAAATTTGTGGGGACGTTTGACATGCTTTTTACGGCTCCACGTAGTCGTCAAAGTTTTCAGTAGTAACAAATGTGTTACCGTCTTCGCTGATCAAACCCGCCGGGTCGGTCGCAATCGGAACATCAGGGCGAACAAACGGCAGCGTAATGCGCTCAGTCTGTCTCGCTGGTAATCTGTAAGGGTCGAGTTCGTCAGTGCATTCTTTACAAACCCGAAGGCCGGGAGCGTTAGGGTCTGGCCCAAGAGCACCTAAAGGATACTTAATTTTACAGCGATCGCAACAGCCAATTGCCGCGTAAGCCAAACCGCGAGTATCAAGAAAGAGAGGCATTTTTACTCTCCTTCTTTGCATTTCGTTTTGCTTCCCAATACTTTTGCATTGATGCAACTCTTTTGGCAACAAGCTCAGGATTTTGCTTTTTTCCTTTAAGCGGCGATGGAACTCCCTTACGCTTTATAGGATTTAATTTTCTTTTCTCTTGGGATAGTTTGGCTGCATTTCGCAATTGCTCTTGATACTTTGGCTGCTTAAGACGCTCTAAAGCCTTTGCTCTTAAAACAGTTTTCATTTCCTCAGTAACAGGCCTTACCTTCTGTCCTTTGTGGGCATCAGATAATTTTTTCCTTAACTCTGGGGATGCTTTTCTTCCCCTGTTAGCTGCCCCAATCTTTCTCTTTGTTTCCTCGGAAATAGGCCCGCGCTTTTTTCCAAAAAGTTTTTGTCTAATCTTTTCCCTAACAAAAGGATGTTTGCTTGGACTGCTAACAGCGCCCGGAGCACAGTTGTATCCTTTCTGAGGATTAGTTGAGTCAAAATGAGAAATGGCTTCTGTTTCAGAAAAATCCAAAAACTCTTGATTGTTACTCACAGATATAACAAACCATTTCCACTCAGAAGATGGATGCTTTCTAAGCGCTCTGCAAAAGTAATAATCGCGAGTTTGCGAGTGCTTGACGTGATCGCTCCATCTTCTTTTAATGTCAATAGATTGACCAACGTATTTTTTACCAGAAGCCGTGTGCTCAATAACATATATCCCGCTCACCGGAAATGCCGATTGCAGGACTTGCTCTTGAGTCATCGCGATTTTTAAAATGCTAAGGCTCATCTTGTATACGGGCTAATCATAGGTGCCCAGTAAATCGGGCTGTTGTCCCGCTCTTCGTTCTCGGCCTGAGCCAGCGCCTTCTCCGCCTTGGCTTCTAAGATCGGCATTAACTGCGCATCTACTTCCGGAGTTTCTTCCGCAAGCTTAGAAGCCAACATCGCAACAATCGCATCGAACCAACGCTGCGGAACATCCAGCTCCTCAGTCATCGTGCCCACATCCTGAATGTAGCGATGACGCCACAACACGATCTGCTGGGTTGTTGCTTGCGCGTTTGGTGCTGGCCAGAGACGCATAATCGGCTGGTCTAACTGACGGTCAAACCAGAACTGCAAAGGTCGGCCAAGGAAGTACTTGTTGGGCAGCGCCGTATAGTCATCACGATTCAATCGCGCTATAGGGATTTCTGTAGGCGTGTTCCCAAAATAAACATCCGTGGCCGATAAGGTGCCGCTCGTAGCACGAACGCGGAAATAATTGTTTGTGGTTGTGGAAACAAAGTCTACCCACAGCCACTCGCCTGCAACCTGAGTCGGGGCAGACGCTGCTTGATACTGCTCAAGCGGTACCGATGTCCAAGTCACGCCATCAGCAGACTGCTCGACCACGAACGGAACCGAGGTTGCACTCCACAGAATGCCCACCGTCGTCACCGTCGTTCCACCGGCAACTACCATCGTCACCGTGGTTGAGCTAGTCGTCTCAGTGCCCGTTACCTGAGTCAGAGTGCGCAGGTTGGTATTGAGAACGTCCACCGTACCCAAGGGCAGCGTCACTGCGCTGTTGCCCTCGTAGAGCGGCATAATTAGTTTCTCAATACACCAGAGCTGAACGCCCCGGTTCGCAAGGTTAGCCAGAATCAGGTAAAGCTGGTCGTTCGCAATGTCGATCATCTCGGAGGTGATCTGTTGCGCACCCAAACGACAACGCCTGTAGGCATGGTCAATGACCTGCCTAGTCGTGAATTGAGTTGTCGAAACTGTACCGGAAGTCGCCATCAGGGTCCCTCTTGCGCCATGGTCTACTGCACTGAGCAGACCCCTCTGACTACACGGAAGTTATTTTAACACTTACCGCCGCCGTACATCGGTTTACGTCCGTATGAAGGAACGCCGCCACGGTTGAGTTTGGTCAACTTCTTACCCGGATGCATCGCCTTCTCATGCTTGTGGACAGCCTTCTTCATCATGGCCTTGTCCATCTTCACATCAGAGTGCTTAACCTTGCCGCCCTTCTTATATTCGGACATATCAAGGCTCAAGCCCGGAGCATACTTCTCAGCGTGACGCGCCTTATCCAAAGCGCGACGCTCCATGGCACGCTCTTTCGACATACGACGACCCTTAGCAGCGGTATAGCGAGTCTTTGGACCCTTGGACTCGTAAGCCATGTACTCGTCGCTGAAAATCTCGCCACCCTTGGCCTTCTTCGCAGCACGGGCTTCCGACAGCGCAATCGCCATCGCTTGCTTCGGGTTCTTCACAACAGGACCCTTCTTGGAGCCTGAGTGCAGCTTGCCCTCTTTGTACTCGCGCATGACTTTTCCAATCTTTTTGGAGCGCACTTCTCCTCCTTTGGCGTACATCGGCTCTTCCGGAACCGGCGTCAACGGCATCGGGCGACGAACGCCTCGCGGCATTCCGCGCTCAGAAGCCATTGCAGCTTTCGGCATTTTGTTTGATCCGTGGAAACCACGGTCAGCCGGAAACATAAAATCTCTGACGTACTTAACAGCCATTGTGGTTTCCTCTTAACAATCCCATTTGCGGAGAGACAACGCTTTTCGCGTCGGCCTGCCCTTGTCATCTTTCATTGGACCCGGCATTCCGGACATCCTCGCACAGAACGATCTGCGTCGTGCCGCTGCCTTCGGAGATTTCTTTGCTTGGCTCGCACTCACGGGCGGCTTCAAGTTCATCCCCTCACGCTTTGCACTGCGACGACCGGCTTCGTTCAAACCGCCCTCTGGATTTTTGCCAGCTTTTCGGGTCCATGCAGCCGTCTTAAACGCACCGCCGCCCTTGGCAAAGTTTTCAAAGTCTTCCCAGTCTTCCCAATTACCGCGAATCTTCACAGACCCACCCTCTTGGCAGAGATGCGAACAGACGGAGTAGACGGAATCGCAGGCGGTCCCACCACCGCAGCATCGTAGTTCGCAATAACCAGCGAACTCTCAAAATTAGCAACGCATTGAATGTAGCTGCTAATAGAGAAACTTTCGATGCCAGAGATGGACAACAATGCCGCTCCGCCATCCGCAGCCTTAGGCACCGTGATCTTTGAAGCAGAACCCACGATGTCATTGCCGTCTCTGCGGAACCATACCGTTACGTCGTGATCGCTGCTGTCAGTATTAGAAAACTGAATCGCTGCGTTAATCTCGTAGATACCAGCTGCCGCAAAGGTAATGTTGGTGCTGCTAACCAGCGATACGCCAGCGTTAAAATCAGCCGAAGCATCCAAACTCAAAACTGAGTTGACGTTGGCGCTGTACTGCTGATCACGATTCGATGAGAAGAATCCATACACCTTGCCAGTAACAGCCGTGTACGGAATCGAACCCGCCGTAACCGTAATTGAACTAAACGATCCTGTTGCGTTGCTAACAGCGAGTGACTGCCCAACAAACGTCTGGATTTGCGTGGCTGATGCCTTGACTGACGAGCCAGACTGGACCGCTTCAAACAGCTCAGTCCCGCCAAGTGCAGTCGCTGCCGTAAGATCGGTGATCTTGATGTTAGCCATTTATCAAGCCGTCGATTGTTGAACGATCGTGAAGCGAACCGAGCCATTGCCCGAATTAATCTTCAAGCGAACCGCTCGCATCAACGTCGTTGTGAACTGCGTCTCGTCACCGCTCGCTGCCGTCAAGCTTGCATTCGGATGCGGGACCGCCAGTTGCTGGATGCTCAGATCAAACGGATCTTCGTTCGTGTACTCGACCGAGTAGTTGACCGTACCGCTTGTCTTAGCGGAAATGTTGGTCACTTGGTTCGGCGTGTAGATGTCGAGCGGCAGCCACGAGGTATAACCAGAAACACCGTTGCCGATGCTGATGGTTGATGCCGCTGCTGCGCTTGATGTGATGCCCGTCACCGTCGCGAACGACAGCGAACCTGTCACCGTACCCGAAGCCGTTAGAGCCAGTGTCTCAACCTGAGACTGCCCCGCAGGACCCGTACCGGTCACCACAAAGTTGATGGTAGAAGAGGCTGCGTTATACGCGGTCAGCACAGCCGGTACCGTCAGCGTTGCTACGCCATTCGATACCAACACGCCATCCAACGTAATCGCGCCAGATACGCTCAGCGACTGGGCTGAAACGATACTGTCCGCATCTGCCGCCGGTTGTGATCTTGTAAAACTAATAGGACGCATGGTTGCTTTCCCTCACAATCACATTTAGAAAAGGGGGCCGAAGCCCCCTCGTCATTACGGCGTCAGGCTGGCGTACAGACCGATGTAGAACGTCGCGCTACCCACGAGAACCGGGATGCGGCCCACCTGAGTCGAAACAGTTCCAGACGGAGAAGCAGTCAGCACGCGGTCAAACGACAGGTTCGTGATCGTGCCCGTCGTAGCAACCAAATTCGTGATCGTTGCCGAGTTGGAAAGGATGGTGCCAGAGAACCCATTCAGCGAGTTAACCGGCCCGGTAAAAGTTGTTGACGCCATTGCAATACCCTCATGCACGAGTCGCTCATTAGTCTGTGCATCGTCCGCTAGGCCGGTCTAATGAGCTGGTTACACCTAGAACTAAACACCCTTCGCAGCCTTGGGTTTCCGATTTGCCAGCATCTTTGCTCTAAACTCGGGGTCGGCCCAACGCTGCTTCAACAATTCTGCTTTCGCTGCGCGAACCTCCGGCGTGTTGTACGCCTTTGAATACTCCCCTGCTTTCTTACGAGCTTCTTCACTCTCGTAATACTGCCTTGACTTTCTAGAAGCCTCGGCCTTTCGCTCCGGAGTCGATTTCGCGGTCTTAATCGCTAATCTAATCTTATCGCCATGCTCTGTCCACACCTTTTTCGAGGCTTTGCTCTTGCGGACTTTCTCTTCAGGTCTGGCGTGCGCCTCTGCTCGTGACGTTGCCTGCTTAGCACGATACTCCTCGGACTCCCAATTGGTGCGCATGGCTACGCTGATCTTGTTACGGACCTGCTCGGTGCGGCTCCTCAGGATGGCTTCGCGCAGTCGAGCGCGGTAGGCGGGGTCTGCTCTATATTTTTTCTGTATAGAAAGAATTTTTTCTCTATGCTCTGGGCGTTTCCAAGCATTAAGAGAAATTTGAGACATCATTAAGCGCCATTCTGGCGTTGAAAATTTTTCTTTAACTTTTTGCAATCTTTCGTCGGTGTACTTCAATCCAGACGTTCCTTGCCCGCCATCTGTGAAGTTACATAAAGGTCCGGTCTTAAGATCCCGTCGCCCATATTGAGCAATTAAATCACGCTCCATGGCAAAGGCTTCTTCCTCATCTTCCATGTAAGCGGCAATAGTAATTTGAGGCACAAGACCGGCTGCGCGGATTTTATCTAGCACGCTTTGCAAAAAACGATTAACGCATCGCCGTTCCCAGTGGTCACTGGCGCGATCTAAATCTACGGTGCCTTTGCCAACGTAGATGGGCTGAAGCCCTTTCCCCGGACGGGGATCAAGATAAACATACACATAAAACTTGCCCGGCTGCTGCATAATGATTACCTGTTTCAAAGTAGGCAACCATCATACAGAGCCGGGCAAGGATTTGTCTAGAGAAAAAATCTCTTACAAATCAAGGACTTAAACACCAGCCGTACCGTAAACGGTGCGCGGATCGGTCCATCCAAACGCATAACGTTCTGTACTTTTAAATCTGGTGCTGTCAGTCTCGAAGTCGCCTTCCATAGACTTCTCAAGACCACGACGCATCATCAACTTCAAGCCTTCCGGAGCATCCGTCTTCACCCACCAAGCGGTGGTTGAGGTCAAACGCGACAGGTTAGCCTGACCGCCAGCGAGGAGGCCCATCGACTTCACCGGGTTGATGTCGTTATCGGCCGTGCCGGTACGGAGAACGCTCTTCAAGAGCACTTCCGCTTGGAACACGTTCGACGGCGACACAACGAGCTTCTCCGGGTTCAAACGGATGCGCTTGCCGTTGTTGTCAACAGCGTTGCGGATCTGAATGAGGATCTGCTCAAGCGAGGTCTGCGACAGGTTTGCCGGAGTCGTCAACTGGTTGCTGAACGTACCCTGAGCAATCGGGTGGTTCGTTGCAACAAGCGTCACGCCGTCGCCGCCGTTGTAGCCAGCGGTGAAAGCGCGGTTCAGGATGTTGGCACCGAGGGTTTCCTTCGTTTCGATCAGCGACTGCGCCAAGTGCTTGGCATAGGTCTGGCCGATACGGATGTGGTCACCATCTTCCACGAGCACCTTCGTGAGCGCGAACGCAAGGCCGTAGACCTTGTAGACGTAACGCTGCAAGAAGAGCACGCCGCCAGCATCGTACGTAACAGCGGTGCCGTCCGGGAGTTCCGGAGCAGCGCCGAATCCGTACAGAACCGGCTCTTCGTGGTAGTTGCGGGGAATGCCCTGCTGCTGGACGAAGACTTGCTTCCACTCGTCAGCACGCTGGTCATAAATGCCATCGAAAGCCTCGTTAAGAATAGGCTCAACAATGGAACGAAAGTCAGTACTACGCATTGGGACTGCCATGTTCTAGTCCTCCTTAAATGGCTGCACGGTCAGCGACAAACTGGTGCTCGCTGATCTGGACTTGAACAACAACGAAAGCGTCGCCCCAAGCGTTGTTGACATCCGGCTGGAGGTTAACAACACGGCAAAGAGCATTGCCCGAAGTGGTCTTGGTGGCAACGTCCAACATAGCCGCAGAGAGGCCAGTCGTCGTGCTACCAGCGGTGACACTGTCAAAGTCCATCTGGGAACCAATATCCGCAATCGACAAGGTCGCGTCCGATTGGATCTCGTACACGATAGCCGGATCGGTCGTCACATAAGCAATAATGTCCGTGGCGGAAGTGCCAGCGGTCCATTTGTTGCTCACGCGGCGGCGACCATCGGTATCGGTGAACTCGACACCCATGAACGAACCCACGAACGGGGTACTGGCACCAGCAGCCTGAATGTTGCCCGTTGAGCTAATCAGGACTGGCTGGAACTGGAGAATGTTGGCGTTGTAGCCCGACTCAATAGTCATCGCGACAGGGCGAACAACCCCGCTCGGATGAAAAGCCGGACGCAGGCCAAAAGCTGCACTGGTCGAAGGCATAATTTAAATCCTCACAAAACGTAATTGCTAATTACGCCCACTCTGTTGGTGCGCGTACCTTAGCGGATTCCCGTATTGCCGACATGCCATCACCTTCGTCCATCCTTGAACCGGCGCG